GGAAATAGAAATAGCAGGAATGAACAATTCATTCTCATTTGAAAAATTTAAGGATGGAAAAGGAAATGAATTAAGTTACAACAGCCTTATCACCATGTATGTGGGAGAAAATGAAACTTTTGAATCAGTTAAGAAAAAATTATCAGACGGAAACGACTCGGAATTCGCATTAAGCGTTGGGAAAACAAAAAGGGACTTCCCAGGATGGAAAGTGGACGTGATCACAGAGGATCTGTCAGACAGAGGAAGTGTGATCACAATAAAACTTGGAGCGATCTAAAAAGGAGAAACTATGAGAAAGATAATTGTAGAAATCGAAAGAGAAAAAGCAGAATACATTGAAAGATTAAACTTTGAACTGGGATTTGCAAAAGATGTTATCCAGAGAATCATTGAATCACATCCGAACGATCCGGATGTGATCAATTCCGAAGCATTTAAAGCATATCAAAAAAAAGGAGCAGAGCTGGAAGCGGAGTACAAACTGGCAGTTCAGGAAATTGAAAAGTTGTATATACCGGGAGCAATAAAGAAGCATAAATATAATTGGATGCTTCCAAACAATTCGACGAAACTTGAGATCAACATAATGTGCAATTGTGAAATCGAAGGTATTGAAAATGAAAAGAACTGAGCAGTACACAGAACAATTAAGCCGATTATATCCGGAACTTCATCAGGCAAATGAAAAAGAAAAAATTTTAACACAGACAGTGACATTTCAGATCACCGATAATTGTAATCTGTCGTGCACATACTGCTACCAGATCAAAAAAGGAAAACGCAAAATGAGCCTTGAAACGGCTGAGAAAATGATAGATTTACTGTTAACCGGAGAAAAAGGGATGAAAGAATACATCAACCCCCATAAATCTCCGGGATTGATCATTGATTTCATTGGCGGTGAGCCGTTATTGGAAGCAAAATTAATAGACCAGATATGCTCATATGCAATTGGCAGAATGATAGAACTTAATCACCCTTGGCTTGATAAAACAATGTTTTCTATATGCTCAAACGGAACATTATATCATGATCCAGAGGTCAGGAAAGTACTTGATAAATGGAAGAACAGATTGTCTTTCTCGGTCACAGTTGACGGGAATCAAGAACTGCATGATTCTTGCCGCATATTCCCAGATGGAAGCCCTTCGTATGACTTGGCAGTATCCGCGGCAAAAGATTGGATGGACAAAGGGAATTACATGGGTTCGAAGATCACCATTGCACCGGCTAATGTAATGCATACATACGATGCAATTATTCATATGTTCGAACTTGGATATAATGAAATCAACGCGAACTGTGTATATGAGGACGGATGGAAGCCAATTCATGCAACCGTCCTATATAATGAGATGAAGCGTCTCGCGGATTACATTCTGGAAAATAATATGGATTTCGAAAATGATTATTATTGTTCACTGTTTGAAGAGGAGTTCTTCCATCCAAAGCTCTCGTCGGATCTGGAGAACTGGTGCGGCGGAAATGGAGTGATGTTGGCCGTAGATCCGGCAGGAATTATATATCCGTGTTTGCGCTACATGGAAAGCTCTTTAGGAAATCAACAGGAACCTTATTCGATCGGAGACGTAGATTCCGGAATCTGCCAGTGCGAATGCCACAAATGCCGCGTAGAATGCCTTAAAAAGATTGATCGGAGAACACAGAGTACGGACGAATGTTTCTTCTGTCCGATTGCGGAAGGATGCTCCTGGTGTACTGCATATAACTATCAGGTTTATGGGACACCAGATGCACGTGCAACCTATATCTGTATTATGCATAAAGCCAGGGCACTGGCAAATGCTTATTTCTGGAACCGATATTATATAAAAAATAATATCAACAAGAGAATGAAAATATATGTTCCGGAAAACTGGGCACTGGAAATCATTACAAAATCAGAGTGGAAACTGCTTAAGGAGATGGAGCAATGTCTGGAATAGCGAAAGCAGTCGTTACATTTAAATCGGACAATCCTGAGAGTACGCTGCATTATGAATTGATTAAAGCAAAAATAGAAGATGATGGACATCTGTACATATATATTCCGGATAATGTAGCGAAAAAACTGAGTTTTGAAATTGATACAGATGGTATGTTGCAGAGTATCTGTAAATCCGGAAAAGTAAACTTACAGATTAATACAGAAGGAAGGCTGGAGGTGGAAACTTGACAATATGGACAGACCTTGGAATTGTAACTGCATATGGAAATGCGGTGGAAGCCGGGTATACAGGAACAAAAGAAGAATTTGGAAAACTGCTGGCTGATATTTTAAATTCTTCAGAGCAGATAAAGAAAAACCAGAAAAATATTACAGAAACTGCCACAGAGACAGGAATTCTGAAAGAAAAAGTGGAAGAATTATCAGGAAAAGTAGGAAATTCACTGACAGAGGAAGAAGTATCAGAAGCGGTAAACACTTATCTGAAAGAAAACATTCCCAGTCTGATTCCGGACAATGTTGTCCTGTTCGAAGAAGACGACGAAGAGGAAACGATAACACCTGAGAAGATCATAGAAGCTGTTATTGAAAAAATGGAGCTGAAAGCGGTAGATGATCAGACTCTTGGCTTATATATCAATTCAAGACTGATAAACAGTGTGAAATTGGAAGAATTCAAAACCTTTGACGTAATATGTACAAGTCTTACAATCACGCCCGCTCATATCAAAAAGTACGGAAAAACCGAAATTGAGCTGATAGCAGAAGCAACACCGAGTGACTGTACGCAGAAGGTAAGATGGTTTACTACTGATGAAAAAATGGCAACGGTATCAGACGGGACTGTAAGTACTACAGGAAAACAGGGAACTGTGACCATATATGCAGTATGTGGAAATTACAGAGCAGAATGCCTGATAGAGATTGAAGCATATGTTTATCCGGAAGTGGTTTTCCAAATAGGAGAGATATCTGAGACAGTTGGAAGTGCATATGCACGAACAGTCGATGCAAAAAAGATGAGAATTTCATCAGATTATATAAAAACACCAGTTGATACAATAATCACTATGACAGGTGGAAGTAGTTATTTCTACCAGTTGTACAAATATTATGATGATAAACTGATTTCTTTTACAGCCTGGAACAATTGTACAGGAACAATCCAGATTTCTGCTGAAGAATGTTCTGGAGTTGCTATTAAAATCCGTAAATCAAACTATGGAACCTGGACAGATGATGAGGCAACGGCATTTGCAGGAACTGTAAAAATTGAAGGTGCTTAGGAGATAAGAGAATGGGAATAACATTTAAGGATAAACAGGGTAATACAATAGCAAAGTTACTTCAGTTTGTTGCAACGGATTCTCAGGTGAATGCGGCAATCACGAAATATCTGGATGAAAATGGAATTTCACTGGCTGAAGGCGTGGATCTGAAAAAAATGGATAAAGATATCCGACAGAATACAACAGAAATTGATGGATTAAAAGAATCAGTTGCGGAGACCCAAAAAGCACAGACAAATATTTTACTTCAGTACAAAGACTATTTTCTGCATGATTTTGAAGCTGGTTATATTGATGATAAGACTGGCGTAAACACATCCGCTTTGGGATATATTCGCAGTGCAGGATTTGCAAAGATTGATGTGACAGATTCCGTTCTGATTGCAAATATGCCGGAAGGATATATCTGTGCATATTATTTTTATAATGCGCAGAAAGAATTTCAGGGAGCGACCTCCTGGATGACCCCAACAGATGTTTACAAAATATCAGACAGCCAGGTAGGATGGTATGTCAGGGCTATTATTCATTGCTCGAATTCGGTAGATCCGGATGCCATCAATATTATATTAGCAGGATCGGCAGTAAGTGATATTCTGGAAAAATTTGCAGAAGATAATAAAAAGACAAACTTACTGGGTGAGAACGAGTTATCAACTGCTGATAAACTGGAACTGAACATTACAAAAGCAGCGATAAAGCCTTCCTATGATGCCAATAGTGTTATTATTTCATTTTTTACGGATCTTCATATTACCTGTCCAACAGGAAAAAGTGTGGAAGAGATTGCTGCCTCTGCTGCCAAGATCAGGAGACATCTGGCCGGATATAACATTCTGTCAGAAGAAATCCCTGTTGATCTGTGCGTTTATGGGGGACTATTTAAACAATTCATCACAGACGAACAAGGAAACAGCTTTAAATGGTCATGCAGCAGTAAGAAGTCTGATAAATCAGACGAACAGTGAGATACCTGTCATCATAGGCAAAGGAAATCATGATGATAACACAATGTATACGGATTATAAAAATGGATACGTGAATTCAAACCAGATATATGAGACGCTTGCGGGTAAAGATGCAAAATTATCACACAGGGATACAGACCATCTGGAAAAAATGTACGGATATTATGATATTCCAAACAAAAAAATCAGGGTATTTATGCTTAACAGTGATGATGTACCCACATCAGTGAGTGAGGATAACAAACTATCCTACGGAGGACAGAATAATTCCGGATTCAGCCAGGAACAACTGAAGTTTGTAGCAGACAATCTTGCTTTTAAGGAAGAAGGCTGGCAGGTGCTGTTCTTCAGCCATCATCCATTAAAGACTTTTGATAATGAAGATACGGAAGCTGATGGCTATACCTGCAGTGGAGTGACTGCTTCACATGGAGGGGCAGCATTACTGGAACTTCTTGCTGCTTTTAAAAACAGGCAGAAAGGAACACTGAAAAATAGCATCACTGATTTTAATATATCGGTGGATTATGATTTTACCGAAAATAAATCAGATACAATTATTGCCAGTATATGTGGACATACACATGTATATTGCCATAAAGAAGCGGAGGGGATTCACTTCATTGCAACGCGTGCGATAATGGGACATCCAACCTATTCTTATATATCAACAAGCTATTATATTCTCATTGACCGTGTTCACAGAACGATAAAACTCATTGCCAATGGTGATGGTAACGATTATGAGTACGAATATTAAAGCTGAAAATATGGAAAAAATCAGAGCGGAGCCGAAAGGTTCCTTTTATCTTGCTTAAATTGCGCCGGCGCAATTGCCGGGGAAAGAGTGAAACAGTGGAAGAAATACTCATGCAGACATATACTATTGTATTACCGATCCTTTTAGGCTATATCGTATGGCTCCTGAAGAACCAGAAAAAAGACCGGGATGCAAACAGTAAAGGGACCATGCTCCTGCTTCGGGTACAGATGATTGAGTACCATACGAAATACACAAAACTGGGAGATATCCCTTCCTATGCATATCAGAACTTCTGTGAGATGTACGATGCTTATCATGCATTAGGTGGGAATGGTATGGTGACCAAAATGAAACAGGAAATCGAAGAATTGCATATTAAAAGAAAAGGAGAATGATTATGGAACAGATCACAAACTATGTAAAACCGGAACTCATCGTAGTAGCTATTGCCTTATATTTCGTAGGAATGGCACTCAAACAGGCACAGGCAGTAAAGGATAAGTACATCCCGCTTATCCTTGGCGGAATCAGCATTGCAATTTGCGCGATCTATGTGTTTGCCACCTGCACCTGCGGTACCGGACAGGATATTGCAATGGCAATCTTTACAGCAATCACACAGGGAATCCTGATTGCTGGCCTTTCTACATATGTGAACCAGATTGTAAAACAGGCAAATAAAGACGAATAGGGGATGAGAAACCATCCCTTTTCTCCCTATGAAAGGAGACGGACATGGAAATAAGAGGAATTGATGTATCTGCCTGGCAAGGGAAAATTGACTGGAAAACAGTTGCTGATTACGGCATGGGGTTCGCAATCCTGCGGATTACAGAAGCGGGAAACGTGATAGATAGCTACTTTGAGCAGAACTTCTCTGAATGCCGGAAATACAATATCCCGGTTGGGGCATATAAGTATTCCTATGCTATGGCAGTTGCAGAGATACAGAGCGAAGCCAAGAAGGTCGTGGAAGTTCTGAACGGGCGAAAACTGCAGTATCCGGTCTGGCTGGATCTGGAATGGAATAATCAGAGAAGCCTCGGAGCTGAACAGATCCATAAATTGGCAGAAGCATTCGAAAAGATTATCACGGCAGCGGGATATAAATTTGGTATTTATTGCAATGTGGATTGGTACCTGAATGTAATTTGTAGCCATCTGAAAAAATACGATTTCTGGATTGCACGTTATCCGGCATCAGATAACGGTACTTTACAGGAACGACTCCGGCCGGACTTTGGTGTGGGCTGGCAGTATTCCAGTAAAGCAAAGATACCTGGCATCAGCGGAACTGTAGATAGAAATATATTTTACAAAGATTATAACGAAGTAAAAGATATAAAAAAGGAAAACACAGTCATGACAAAGAGTGAAGCTATCAACGTAGTTCTGGGAATTGCAGAAGAAGAGATTGGGTACCTGGAAAAGAAAAATAACAGTAAGCTTGACAGCAAGACTGGAAATGCCGGATCAGCAAACTATACAAAATATTGGAGAGATATAAAACCATCCTATCAGGGGCAGCCCTGGTGCGCAGCGTTTATCTCCTGGTGTTTCATGAAAGCTTTTGGTCTGGATAATGCAAAGAAACTCTTAAAACACTGGCCGTATGTATACTGCCCAACCTTAGGCGTCTTATTTGTAAAGAATGCCAATCCAAAAGTTGGAGATATTGTTATCTTTAAACATGGCGGTACCTTTACCCATACCGGATTTGTAACAAAAGTAGCCGGAGACAGATTCTGGACGATTGAGGGAAATACTTCCGGAGCATCCGGTATCGTGGCAAATGGTGGCGGGGTCTGCCAGAAGAGTTATTACAACAGTAACCTTCCAGGGACAAAATTCTGTACACCGGACTATTCAATTGTTTTATCTGCAGATAAAGATGAAACAGACAAGACAACAAACCCAGAAGGAGGCAGCT